GCTATCGTGTACACCGATTGCGGCGCGAAGGTTCCCTACGAAATGGATCGTGACCCCAAGACCAACGGCGGCGAGGACACGCTTTATTCCCGCCAGCGCAAATGCTGGGCACCCTACGGCATCAACTTCACCAAGGCGTCCATGTCCTCCCTGTCCCCCACGGACGCGGAGCTGGAGATGGGCGTGAACTGGGAGCTTGTCAACAATGGCAAGACCAGCACCGCCCGCAAGTATATTTCCGGCAAGGCTATCCCCATTGCCCGCATCCTGTCCCGCGGCTAATTTTCCCAGAAGGGAGGCCGTGCTATGTCCCACACCGCGTATCTGACTTATCAGGAATACAAGGATAAAGGCGGTACGGCCTCCGAAACGGACTTTACCCTTTTGGAATTTCGGGCGCGGAAACGGATTGACTATCTGACCGCATCCCGTGTCCAAGACATGGCAGAAGTCCCGGAGGCCGTTAAGCTCTGTATGCTGTCTATCATGAAGATTGACAGCAAATCCGGCGCGGAGGCCCAAACGGACAAGCCCGTTGTTACGTCTTTTTCCACGGACGGCTACAGCGAATCCTACGGCAAAGCCCTGAGCGTGGAGGACGCGGAAAAAACCATGTCCGCGTCCATTCGCTCTATGCTTTGGGGGGAAATGGACGATAGAGGTGTCCCGCTGCTTTACAGGGGGCTGGATATGTAATGCAAGAGTGCAACGAAGTAATCACGGTATTCAATGCAAGATTTGATTCCGCGAAAGACAAGGACGTTTATATCGGCACTATCATTACCGGCGTTTCGTGGTATTGTTCCGTCGAAACTGCCGTTGATTCCGGCCTTAAAGCGGCGGACAAGTACACCGTTCGCATCCCCGCCGACGCGGATTTTTCCGGGAAAACATACGCCTTGCCCGCCGCATACAACGCGGGGGGCGATGCTGATACCCTGTTCACGCTGCAAAACGGGGATATTGTCGTGCGTGGAGCGGTGCAGAAGGAAAGCCCCAAACCCGCCGAACTGCTTAAAGGATATGAGGCATTTACTATTTTAGGCGTCACGAATAATTGTCACCGGCCACACGCCCCGCATTGGAGAGTGATAGGATCGTGATAGATATTAAAGTCAAATCCTATATCCCTATAAGCACCGCGCAACTGTTGAAAAAGTATAACCTGGAAACAGGGGGGAAGGTTCAACAGGTTATCGACAAACGGGTTATAGATTTCAGTGTACCATACGCCCCTTATGACAGCGGCGTTTTGGCAACAAGCCCATACGGGGCTACACAGATCGGGAGCGGGAGGATCGTCTACCCCGGCCCGTATGCGCACTACCAGTATTACGGCGAAGTCTACGGCCCCAATATTCCCGTTTTTGAGGACGACAGCGGCATCCCGACGCGGTTTTTCAGCCGCCCAGGGGAGAAAAAGCACCCTACCGGGCGTTCACTCCAATATAAAACCGACGTTAATCCACTTGCAGGCTCTTTTTGGTTTGAGCGCATGAAAGCCGACCGCCTGCAAGACATTATACAGGAGGCCAAAAATGCCGCTGGAATTAAATAATACCGAACAGCTCAGACTGTGGTTTCGTGGGTGCCCGGCACTTTCGGCGGAAAATCGTTTCAGAGTGGATTATCTTGCGGAAAACCCGACAGAATACTCACTTTATGCGGTTCCGTCACAAATCAATTATCAAGAAAACGTGCTGGGCGAACAAGTCCCCATGCCGATCCAGACCGTAAATTACATATTTGCCAGCAGGGAGTCCTACGGGGCGGACGTGGAACAGAATCTGGCAAATTTGGGATTCTATGATGAGATTGTCGCATGGATCATTGACCAGAACTCAAAACACGATTTTCCGCGCATGAGCGGGGGCCGAATTACGTCAATTGTGCCGACGTTGACCGCGTACCCTATCAAAATCGGTAGTGATACGGCGCGCTATCAAATTCAGTTGCGCGTGACGTACAAGTGGCAATCGTAAAGCCTCCCGCCTCAAAAAATCAAGGGGGGGGGGGAGTTATGGTCGAAATTTATAACGGTTGTCTCCATACAATCGGGACAATCGTTCGAGGCGAACTAATTCTTTCCGATAGGTCTACTACGAAATTCGTAATGACTGAATCGGGCGAACTATCTGTAACTGATGAAAGGAGCAAATCTGGTATGAAACTTGACAGAAACAGAGGTATGTTTTTTGCTGGTTTTCTCGCGGACGGCACCGGCAGGACTGCACCTGCCGATGTGGGCTGGGAAGTTCTCGGCAAGGACAACGATGATCTGTCCAAAGACCTGAATCCTGATACCGAGACTTCCAAGAATGTCCTCGGTGAATCTACCTTTAAGCATAACGGCTATGAGCCGGAGGTCAGTATTGACCCCTACTATGCCGAGCCTGACAGCGCGCTTTATCCCAAGCTCAAAGCTGCTGCCGTGCAGGAGAAGTTTGGCGATGCCGACATTAAGGGCTACTTCGTGGAGGCCGTTTTTGACGGCGTACAGAGCACCGAAGGACACCTTACCGGCACCGGGTACATGCGCGAGGCGTACATTGTGCCCCAGTCCACTGGCGGCGACACCGCTGGCTATGGAATCCCCTTCAACGTGAATCCTGTCGGGCCTATGTCCACTGTCACCGTAGACTACACCCTGTCTACTCGCGCGGTAACTATTACGAGGGTGGCGTAATTCCATAAAAAACCGGGGGACAAAAATCCCCCGGTTTTTTATGCCGTAAAATGGAGGTACTTCAAATGCAGAAAGCGAACAACGTCAACAAAAGTTCCGTCGTTATTGACGACGGTACAAGAGAAATCCGGCTTGTAAACAAGTTCGGGAAAGAAATTTGCAAAATCCATATCCGCCCTGCGGATTTCTCTATCATTGATCGCTATAACGCGATGATGATGGATTTTGACACTCTCATTGAGCCGCTTAAAGCTCTGTCTTTGAGCAATGACGGCACAGTTGAGTTTGAGCAGGACTGGCAGACCCTTAAAAGGGTTGAAAACACACTGAAAGACCGTATCAATGAGCTGTTTGATATGGATGAGGCGGATGCGATTTTTGCAAAGCGCAATCCGTTTTCCTCTATCAACGGCACATTTTACTGTGTCCAGGTGCTTAATGCTCTGCAACAGATGGTAGCTGAGGCCGTGGAAGAGGAAGCAAAAAAGTCTGAGCAGCGCATGTCCAAGTACCTGGACGATATAGAGCCGACACCGGCAACGGAGGGCACGGAGGATGCTGGGGCTGCTGCCGAAAAGCCTTAACGTAAAGGGTGTACAACGTCCTATACGTTCTGACTTCCGAAACATTTTGAGAATCATTTCAGCTTTTGAATCTCAAGAGCTGAAAGAACAAGAGAAAGTCCTGGTATGTCTGAAAAGGATATACCAGGATTTTACAAGTATTCCACCTGACGACTACGGGGACGCCTATAAAGCAGCATTAGAATTTATTGACGGCCAGATAAAGTCCGACACCCCCGGCCCGCGCATCGTTGACTGGGAAAAGGACGAGCCGTTGATTTTCGCTGCTATAAACCGTGTTGCCGGGACTGAGGTACGCGAAGCACAGTATTTGCATTGGTGGACATTCTTAGGCTATTTCCAGAGTGTAAATCAAGATGATCTATGGGGCTTCGTCCTGACAATCCGGCAGAAAAAAGCCAAAAACAAAAAATTGGAAAAGAACGAGACTGAGTTTTATAACGCGAATCGTTCAATGTGTGACGTGGGGGCGTACAAGGATAAAAAACAAGAGGCGCAAGACTACATGGAAGCTCTGTACGCGGAGCTTTATAAGGGGTGACACCACATGTCCACAAACAACAATGACGGCTCTATCGTGCTTAATACGGAGCTTGACAATAGCGGGTTTGAAAAAGGATCAGACAAATTATTAAGCGCCGTTAAAGATTTGACGCAGGCTGTCGAAATATTGGGCGACAATATGATGCAGGCTTTCGGGAGAGTAGTGCCTTTGCTCGAAGCAACCGCGACCTCGGCAACATCTTTAGCGCAAAAAACGCAGGAGCAAGCTACACAGGCGGCAAGTGCGAATGACCGCGTTGCTGAGTCTGAGAGCCGAGTTGCTGAGGCCGCGCAAGTCGCCTCCGAAACTGTAGACCGCGCCGAAAAGAATATTTCTCAATCGGCAAAGCAAACCGCAAACTCTTATGATCGGGCACTCGCAAAAATTCAGAAACAGATTGACGCGCAAAAGGCCAAAATGACCGAATACACCCAAAAGGTCGAAGAAGTCAAACAGTCAACGAATGAAATGCTTAGTCACGCAGAAACAAGTGACCAGGTTACGCGAGTCCTTGAAATGGAAGAAATTGAGATTGAAAAGCTCAATTCTAAATACGAAAAACAGTTAAAAATACTGGCCGATCTTGAGGCTGAATATGAGCGCCTTTCTGCTGCAAAAGAAAAAGCCGAGGGCGCGTCTGGGGTCGATCCCGGCGCAAATGGCTCCGCGGCAGGAAGCGCCGCAAAATTCTCCGCCGCAGCAAACGCGGCTACAGGTCGCGGAGTTGCTTTCGCATCGGTGCTCAATAAAATTGCCCAGGGTGCCTTGCTCACCGCAAAAAATTTGGCACGAATTTCATTTGGCACGCTAAAAAAGGGCTTTCAGTCCATCGGCAATAATGTAAAAAAATATCTGCGTGAAGCAAAACAAGCAAAATTGCAGACAAATGCCCTTGTAAAATCTTTGACGAGTTTGAAACGTCTGCTTATCACACGTATCAAACGTATGTTCATAAGCAGCATTTTTAACAGCGCCAAAGAGGGGCTGCAAACTCTCGCAAAATATTCGGATTCTTTCAATGCGGCTATGTCGAATATTAAAAATTCGGCAAAAGGACTGTCTGCAAATATTGCTGTTTCCATCGGCGGAATCATACAGGCAGTAGAGCCGATTCTTACGCGAGTTATAGATACGCTGTCAAAAGTCATTTCCTATGTAAATGCCTTTTTTTCTTTGCTCAGTGGTAAAACCACTATGACCGTAGCTAAAAAACAGACCGATTCATACCGAGACAGTCTGGAAAAAACGGCGAAATCCGCGAAAGAGCTGAATAGAGAAGTATATAGCTTTGATGAGCTTAATAAACGCAGCGACGATACGAAAAACGACGCCACCGGCATTGACGATGGCTCAAATCTTTTTGAAGAAGTACCCATTTCTGATGTCCTCCGCTAAAAACTGAAAGACTTTTTTGAGGAATTAAAAAAATTGTGGGAGGATAAAAAATATTTCCAATTCGGCGCGAAACTGTCAGAAGGTCTTAATGCCGTCTTAGAAAAGGTCGATGATTGGATCAACGGCGTGTTCCGGCCTAAAGGCGTAGAGTGGTCGAAAAACATTGCTGAAATCTTGAATGGCCTTGTTGACGGCTTCAATTGGAAGCTGTTAGGCAAAACCATAGCTGACGGCTTGAACGCTGTTTTTGATATTGTCAATACTTTTCTCACCTCATTCAATTTCTCAGCGCTTGGCCGCGGGATAGGTGAGGCGATTAAATCCTGGTTTGATAATGTCGATTGGGATCTGATCGGACGGACATTTGCAAATAAATGGAACGCTCTAATTAGTTTCATTCACGGCCTTGTCACAACGCCGGGGTTATGGGTAAGCGCCGGTAAAAGTATCGGGCAGTTCATCGGCTCATGGTTTTCTGAGATTGACTTTCCCAAATTAGGCCAGACAGTTGCGAACGGTATAAACGGCATTATAACTATGCTCTCGAATATCACTGCTGAATTTCAGAAGAAAGCGCCGTATATAACACAAAGTCTTTCGACTGGAATCAACAATATTTTCCACAATGTCGATTGGGCCGAAGCTGGGCGAACCTTGAGTAATTGCGTTACGACCCTTCTGGGGACGATCATGGACACCGTAAAACGCACTGACTGGCAAGCTGTCGGCAGGGCAATCGGGGAGTTTCTTGGCAATATCGAATGGGGAACAATCTTTATGCAAGTCGGAGAGATCATCTGGACGGCTCTGAAAGGCGTAATAGACGGCCTATTTGATACGAAAGGCGGTAAGGTAATACTCGCAATAGGGGCCGGAATACTCGCCGTTAAAGCGCTGTTTTCGGCGGCTGAAATGGCTGGCGTTGTTGGCGGCTGGATAGGAGCTATCGGAAATGTCTTACCCGGTCTTTTACCAATCGCTTCGGCTTTCGTCGCAAATTTGGGAAGCATCCTTGGGGCTATTGCGACAGTGATCTTCTCACCAACAGGATTGATTATAGGTGCTATCGTCGCTGCTGCTGCATTGATTATCACCCATTGGGACGAGATCAAAGAAGCAGCTACAAAGTTATGGGAGCATCTAACACAAGTCTGGGAATCTCTTAAAGACAGTACTGTTGAAAAGTGGACGGCTATAAAAGAAGCTGTTTCCGCTAAAGCTACGGATATAAAGGACGCTGTTTCGACAGCCTGGGGCAATGTGAAAGAAACCGCGTCTGATACGTGGGAACTGATAAAAAATACGGTCTTGCATAAGTTCCTTGAAATGAAATCTTCAATTGATAGTATGCTTGGGGACTTCAAAAGCACCCTTTCTAACGGGTGGGACAGCATGACCGAAAAGGCCTCTACCGCGTGGAATACGATCAAATCAACGATCACGCAAAAATTCAGCGAAATCGTAAAACCGACGCTTGAGACTGTAAATACGCTTAAAACCAACCTGTCCAAAAGCTGGAACAGTATAAAAAATGACCTGTCAAGAACCGGCGAGGATATTAAAGCAGGTATTACGGAGTCGTGGGATGAGATTAAAACAGCCATTTTGAGCAGGATGCAAGCTACACGGGATAACCTGGTGAGCATTTCATACGAAATCAAAGAAAATCTGAGTGCTACCTGGAATGATGTTAAATTAACGGCATTAACCGCATGGAATAGCATTAAGAACACCGCAGTTACGGTCTGGAGCAGTATTAAAACCGCATCAAATGATGTTTGGTCAAGTGTAAGAAACGCTGCATCTACCGCATGGGAAAACATTCGTATCACAACGTCGTCCGTTTGGCATGACGTATCTTCCAGTATTTCGTCAGCCTGGAATAACATTACCAATGCGACCGCGAGTGCCTGGGGGAGCATAAAAACTCATGCGTCGATGGCATGGACGGAGATTGAAAACTCGGCTTCAATTGCCTGGGACAGAATAAAATCGCATACAGAAAACGCTTGGCACAGCATGGAAACCACGGCGCAAAGCGCTTGGGACAGCATGAAAAATTCTGCTGAAAACGCTTGGAACGGTATTGTTAATACGGTATCGGGTCTTTGGGAAAACCTAAAATCCACGTTAAATCTCTCTGACTGGTCAGATGTTGGTACAAATATGGTCGAAGGGCTAAAGAACGGCATTTATAATGCCTGGGACTCCCTTGTTTCCACCCTTGGGGATCTGGCCATGAGTGCGGCGGATTGGGTCAGGGACATTCTTGGCATCCAGTCCCCCTCTAAAGTGTTCGCAAGAATCGGTGAATACATAGATTTAGGACTTGTTGAGGGCATCAAAGATCAAAAACGCGCCGTTTTGTCCTCTGTTTCTAATATGGCGAACAGTGTCGCAGATGAATTTGATTCCAGCAATGCCGTTTTCCAAATCAGCGCAGACGGAAATCATGTTGTCTCAAGTCTTTCCTTGATCGCGGATAAGCTTTCCAATGTTGCCGCTATATTCGCTCACATAGATACGATGCTCGATAGCATAGGCGGAATGATGATCCCTGCGATTTCCACCGGCAGCGTAGTACCTTATGCAACACGGGTAAGCCCGAACACGAACGGGAACAGCGACGAAATAGCGGCCATGTCAAGCAATATTGATGAACGCATGTTCGACATGAACAATAAGTTACAGCAAATACTTGACTGGCTGGATCGTTTCAGAGGCTTTGATAACGATGAATTGGCGGCGGCTCTTGCCTTTGCGTTACGCAGAGAAATTAGAGGGTTTGGAGGGGTCTAAGTATGCCTGCTGAGATTCAAGGGGTAGTAATCATCAACGGGCACGATTACACCCGCTATGTTAAACAGAAAACCGGTATTCTGTGGAGCCGTGAAAACACGAACAGTAAAGACGCTGGACGTGACGCAGGGGAGCGTATGCACCCTTGTGTTACGTCCCATCAAAGAAAAATCAATTTCAAAATGGGGCCTATGCCGTTTTCTGTTGGCCAGCAGCTTGAAAGAGATCTGGAGGCAGGGGACGACGGTGTTAGTTTGACAATACCTGATCTGCATGACGGGATTTGTACAAGACTTTTTTATAACACGTCGATTCAAGCAGCGGAAGAACAGTTTACCGATGATGGGGTGCTGCTCGATAATGTCACATTTTCTTTGACCAGTATTCAGGAATGAGGGTGCCAAATGCAGAATAGGCCGGACTCTTGGGATCGCATATTTGCAGCCCGCCATAAAACAGAATATCGTATTGATATAAACGGCGTATCCTATCAAGGAATAGACTTGAAAGATGCGCCGTCTATAAAAAAACCACTTTTGGATAAACCGGCTATTGGTAGATGTTGTATCGGATCATTGCAATGCACTGTTTATCCAAAAACGGGCATTCCGAAAGCCGCACCAGTTAATGTGTTTTGCCGGTTAAAGGATTCTATAACCGGCTTGGTAACAGACTGGTTGCCTCAAGGTAAATACTGGGTGTCCACACGCTCCGGGGACAATGTTCTCCGGCTGAATTGCCTTGACTGTATGATAAAAGCTGGTACAACGTATAGAGATAAAAGCCAATACACCACATGGCCGCAGCCTATGGCCGTAATAGTGGACGAAATCTGCTCTATTATGGAAGTACAGCTTGATCCCCGCACGGTAATCAACACCGGCTCGGATTATAAAGTGGACTACCCTAACGATGATACTTTAATCATGGAGGTTTTAGGGCAAATCGGGGCGGCTCATGGCGGCAACTGGGTAATGACAGAAAGCGGTAAATTACGGCTTGTAGTTTTATCCGCCCCATCCTCCGAAGTTGCGCAAGCTGTAGGGACGGCGCATTACGGATATACAGATCGGGGTAAACTGCAAACAATCAGCCGGATCATCCTTGAGGATGATGCCGGGAATACCTTTACAGCCGGTGACGATACAGGTATAGCCATAAGCGGCTTATGTAATTATGCTACACAGGCAATGGCGGAAACTTTGTGCTCTGTAGAAAACATTTCACTTGAAAATGGATGCCTGTCAATTCAGAACGGATCAATAAATAATGGAGAAGCTATCATTCCAAACGGCAGCATACAAAATGGCTTGCTGAATGTAGAAACAGCCTCTACTTTATACGGAAAGTCATTTCAACCGTATTCTCTATCCGGGGCCTACCTTAACCCGGCAATCGAAGTCGGTGACACGCTTTCGGTAGTGGATGAATACGGCAAGACGCACATCATAATTGCTTACTCTATTACAATAAATTGCACTGTCGCTTATACATGCGGCCTTTCAGCTTTGATTGACGGGGAAACTGAGGACGAGTACCCCTATATCACAATGCAGGAATTAAGCCTTTCCAGGACTGTAAAACTGCATCAGAGCTATTTCGGGAATCGCATAAACCGCGAGGAAGGATTTGTAAGTGAATTGCTTGTAGATGGGGAGATAAAAGCCCGTTTAACGGCAAACGCCTCAATCTTTTCTATGCAGCAACTTGTCAATGATCGTTGGGAAAACTGTATCTATTTTGACACCGCGAAAAACAAGTATGTCATTTCAGCAGACGTAACGATTGAAGGTGTCGTTACTTTTACTGATTTGTCAACGACCGGTCGGACTGTCATAAATGGAAGTAATATAACGACAGGCGTTATACAAAATTCTTCAAAAAATCTCATTATTGATCTTGATAACGGATTGATTTCTTTAGGCGGGAATAACATTGCGACCACGCTTGAACAACTTGGCCGGAATGATAATGCTTTGACGCTTGCAATGACTCAACTACGTTCTGACACAATGGATGAGATTGACGCGCGAACATTCTTTATCAGATATGAGAATGGAGTAATTATTATCGGTGAGGTAGATAACCCTACGTCTATAAGAATCAGTAATTCCCAAATCGGTATCTACTACAATAACGAAGTTGTATCATGGTGGAATCAAAATCAGCAATTCACACCGAAAGAATTACAAATTCCTACCGGGGGTAAATTTACGCTCGGTAATATACTCCAGCAACCGCGCTCAAGCGGTAACATGTCTTATTTGTGGGTGGGATAAAATGGCCGACGAAGTAATACTTTCTTCTGGAACAAGTACAATAAAATGCAATGGTTGGTATAGCTTCTTAAACAATCAATGGTTAGATACTTCTGGTAGCGATAGTAGCTCCCAATTTAACGCGAATCCGACAGAAGCAGCATACTTTCGGTTCCCCGCACAGAATGATACTATTGCTTTTTTTACGTTTAACGTAGAAGCGCTTGGGACGGGCCTATCTGCGGCATTATATGACGACGATCCATTTACATCTAATCCGATAGCAATTTACGACGGTTCGGGTAAGGGCGGTAGTACATCATCCTTTACCTCTTTTTCAAGGGTCTTTGCCACAAAAATTACTCCAAATACAGTTTTCTATTTGAAAATTTGGAGTGAATACTGGAACGGTAAATCACGTTTCCCCAAAATAACCTTTCACCATGTAAATACGGCTAAAAGTATCACTTATCCGAGCGAAATTGACCTAATCTTTCTTAATCAAGAATATATTGATTCACGTCTTAGTTATGGGCCGTATAAATATGTGAGTATTACAATAGCCGGGCCAAATTCTGAAACACTTGAATACGATGGGTTTACAAATATTCCCGTATTTAAGTATTCAGACTACTTAGACTGGTTTGCTGTTTTGAGTGGTACGTATGGACGTGTTACAGCGACAATCCAGGGGGTAGATGGTTTTGGAGCTTCGGGGTCTATTGAATTTAGCGTTTCTGTAGACAGCTCTTATATCTCCCCTTCTATCGAATCTGTATCACTTGCGAATGTCGCGGATTCACGTATGCCCGGTAACTACGGGTACGTAGCAGGTTACAGCAAGGTAAAAATATCGGCAAGTGTCAAGTGGGGTGTTGCGTCCGAAGATTCTGTTACCGTAACTTATGGCGGGAACTCTATCACCTTAACCTACAATAGCAGTACAGGATATTATGAGGGGACTACCACCGATCCTATCAACGGCGCTACCACATTTTATGTCAGGGCAGAAGATGTAAAGGATAGATACGCGACAAGTTCAGCATCGGTCACATCGTCGCAGATCACGGTTCTTTCTGCTCTCAGTATGACATTGAGTACATCCACACTGAAAATTGGAGAAACGATCACTGTTTCACCGCAAAATTTTGTGGGGAAGTATTCATACTCTTTTAGGGCAAACAATAAACTGCTTGCCTCGGACACACAAAAAACTGCGTCGTCCTTCACGGAGACAGCTACACAAAGCTGGTTTACCACCGCACAGATCACCACGACGAGTATGAGCGTGACCATTAAGATCATAGATCAGTTAGGCCGCGAGTATTCCAGGGTGATTACCGTTACAATACCAACGCTGTCCATTTCGTTGAATAAAAACACCGTAACAATCGGTGATACCATCACCGTTACACTGAATGAACGCGCAGGAAGAACGGTAACACTCAATTTCACCACAACTAAAAACAGCACGAAAATTTCCCTCTATTCTGTTTCAGCTACGAGTGATGAAAAAACCGTCACTTGCCCCCGAAGTTGGTTTACAGATCATTCCCAATTGAACAGCAATAATAGTATTAACGTGCAAGTTACCGCAGTATGCGGAAGCACGCAGGTCACGCGCGATTTTGAATTAAAATATCCATCTTTGGAGGTTAATGTAAGGGAACGTCAGTTACGGC